AGAAAATGTAAAAAATGGGAAAATAATAATCGATAGATCACACACTATTTATTCAGAAGAAAGAAGATTTAATTTATCAGAATCTGCAAAAGCCCATAATTTGGGAGGTGTTAGACAATCCAAGTGGATTAAATATAAAGATAAAATTTTAGGAAGCACATATGAATTGCAAGTGGTTATTGATTTAGAAAAAAATAATATAAAATGGGATACTTGTAGTAAATTTAAATACGAAGATCCATTTGGAAAAATTAGGTCTTATACACCCGATCTTTATTTATCTGATTACGATATTTATCTTGATCCTAAAAATGATTTTTTAATTAATAATATTAATCCTTCATTAGGATTTAAAGATATTGATAAAATTAAATTAGTAGAAATACAAAATAATATTAAAGTTTTTGTTTTATCGAAATTACAATTAAATTGGGAATATATAAAATCTTTAATAGAAAAATGATTTCGAATCGCCGGTATCATATAATTGGTTATTATGCTAGATTTGTAATCTAGTCATCGGGAATCGTCCTCTCGTATCGGCTCTTTTTATTTAAATTGATTGTAAAAATAAATGTTTTTATTACCCATATAAGATTTTCCTCGTAATTCCATATATTTTTCAATTTCAGTGTCTAATAATTTATTGTTATTAAACCATGTATCTATTTTCACAACCTCTGGTGCAAATTCTAGGGATGTTAAATCATTATAGCCTCCATCATAAATTCCTTCAACACTCTTTGGCCCTCCTCTAAGAGTTTTTAAATTATTATGACCTATAGAAAATGATCCTTGTATATTTCTGAATTGTATATAATGTGGTAATTCTTCCATATTTTTATATTTTAAATCTACGTATATATTCTCTGTTGGATATGTCCTTAATACATCTATTTCATAAGTATCCAAAATTCTATAATTTTTAATATTATTTTTTTCTAACCACTCTTTTATTTTTGCAATTTTTCCTACGCCTAAATCAACGAGTTTATCTCCACCCTTAGTAAATGCTTCATCTATATGTCTTTGATTATGTGTATACACACTTTTTGATCCATGGTATACATTTTTATCTCTAGAATCCATATAGTTTTTTATTTCTTTGTCCGACAAATTATTATTATTGAACCATGTATCTGAACCTACAGCCTTTGGTGCAAATTCAAGAGATTCTAATTCATTCCAACAGGCATTATAAATTCCGCCTACAAATCTTGGTCCTCCTCTAAGTGTTTTGAAATAATTGTGACTTATAACAAATGAATGTTCAATATTATTAAATTGAATGTAAGATGGAAATTCGGTTAAATTTTCATGACTAAGTCTAACAGAACCATCTTTATCATCAACTGTGCTCATAACATCTATATCATAATTCGAATTTATTCTATAATTTTTAACTTTATAATCTTCAAGCCACCGTTTTATCAATTCTTCCTTTCCCACACCTAAATTTGATAATTTATCACTACCTTTAATAAATGCCTCGTCTAAATTTAAATTATCCGATTTATTTCTTTGATCATTTGTATGAATGCCATGGTTTGTGTTATTTTTATATAAACGGTTCTCAAATTTAAATATTTCTTTTTCACTTAATAAGTTTCTACTTAACCATGTATCACCCATAATTGTTGAATTTAAATCTGAAAGATCCGTTATATTATTATCGCATGCAGAAAATGTTGCACCTATGTATTTAGGCATGAATTTTAGATTTGTTAATTTGTTTTTTTCACAGAAAAAGAATTTTTTTACATATGTTGGGCATCCTCTAAGAGTTGTCATATTACACCTAGAACAATCAAATCCGCCATTTATTTTACCGAATTGTATGTATGATGGAAAATCTCCCATTTTTTTCAAGCGGAAATTTACATCTTTTTCGATATCTATTGTTAAGTCATCATTTATATAATAAAACCCTTCAAGTTGATTATCATTTAACCATTGTTTTATCATTTGTATCTTACCTACACCAATGTTGCTTAACTTATCACCTCCTTTTTGGAAATTGTTCATAATTTTTATTTCAGATAAAATTTTTTTGTTTTTTTATTAAAATCAAACTTATAATCAGTTGATAGTGTATTTAAGTTATCTTTGTTTTGAAATTTCTTATTGATAAATTCCAAAACTTCTTCAACAGATATTTCATTTTCATTAATATAGATGTGACTACCAATATATTTAGGCGCATATTCTAATGATGTTAAATTGTTTCCGGAACAACTAAAAAATCCTCCTACTTTTTGAGGGCAACCTCTTAATGTGGTCAATCCACAATAATCAACCATAAAATAATCGGTTAAATTTCTAAATTGAATATAATCTGGGAATTCATGAAATGGGACTTCGGAAATATTTATACAATTTGCATCAATTGTCAAATCATCATTTATAACAGGATTATTCACATATTGATCATATCGAGTAGAATCATATTTATCAAGCCATTTTTTAATAAGTTCTAATCGCCCAATTCCTAAAGATTTTAATTTATCTTCTCCTTTTATGAATGCTTCATCTATATGTTCATTTATTAATTTCATATTTTTAGCTTTTTAACCAATTTATAAAAAATCTTTGGGCGCCTACCAATCGTTGTAACAATTTTAATTCTGATTTATTTTTATTTTTTTTTGTTTTAAGGATTGTAATTTTTTTATTGATAAGATCCATAGGAATATCTTCAGCATCAGGTACGCCTATAAACTTAGCCAATTCATCTTTACTTGAATGCTTTTGCATCCATCTTTCATCAGAAGAAGAAAGCGATTCATTTATATATGAATCCAATGATTCCTTTAATAATTTGGCCATAATTTCTATATTATTTTACCATTTGTTGCTTGTGATGATGGTACGCCTGTTATTATCATACCTTCTATGATCGGTTTTGGATCTCCAGTTAGATCTGTCGCCATTGATAGATCACCATTCAACGGATTTAAAATCCTATTTGTGTATCCATCAGAGTCTGCTATCTTAGATTGTAATCCCGCACCTTTTGATGCATTATAATTCGAAGTTAGTTGTTTACTAAACTTCTCTGTAGATAATGTATCTGTGTGTTTCTGTTGTGTTTCTTGTAATGTTTTAAGAGCCGTGGGATTCTCAATTGAAGATTTTGTGTAATTGCTCCCAAATAACCCAGGAGTGTTTATGACTAACTTTGAATCATTATCCAAGTCTGTTGCAAGTGATCTATCAACAATTTTATTCCAAACGGCACCATCTGTAAGAGCAAGGTTTGCTAATTTGCCAAGATCACTGTCTGTAGCTGTAGATTTCGATATACCTACAAGGAATGATCTAAATGTTTCATCTGCCAGTTTCATAGAGGCTAACCCACCGTTATCCACCATGCCACCAGATATTTGACGGGACGTAGTAGCATTCATTGATAAATTTTCTGAAGCAGAAACAGATTCATTTGCGACAGTTGTCACAGCTTTCCTTATCATTCCAAGAGTTGTCATTATATCTTTGGATTGTAAAGCCGCTATGGCTTCTGTTACTGATACACCGAGACCTCCTATAGGTGTAGTTATTGCCGCGTTAATCTTATCATTGACAAAATTCTTTGCAAAATTTGTTCCAAAATTAAAGGCATTAGAAATCCATGTATTTTTATCTGTAGATGATGTAGCTATTGTAGAATCAGTTATAGATGATGTGCTAGATTTATATATAGTTTTATCATTTGTTAGTTGATTGAATGGTGCACCAGATATGTGAGTTTTCTCCTGCTGAAGAATATCTTGAGCTATTGGTGAATCTAAACTATGTTTATTCTTATAGATATCGGTTAATCCATTGGCCGCCTCTCCTTCAACTGATCTGTTTCTACTATTGATTACATAATCTGATAGGAGTTTTGAGAATATTGGATAATTTTGTGTTTCTGTTATATTACCCACCTTTACACTAAATGAAACAGCCTGTTGATTTGGTGTTGTTACATCTAACTTATCAAATGTTTTAAATGAAGTGATATCAAATTCACACATCTCTAATTTTATGTGCCATGAAGGTAGGATGTAATTATCAAAAAGTTTAAGTACCATATCTCCTTCGTTCTTTGTCATCTTTGTCGCAGGACCAAATACAGGATTAGAAAAATCTGCATTGCCCCACGCAGTATCTAATGATGAAATATGGAAAGATCTAAATTCTGTTATGATCAAATCGATAGTGAAATATCTCATCATATCTGGAAGTATCCAACGTTGGTAGGTATCATCCCAAGCAATCTTACGATATAAATTAAGAAGGTATGTCATCCTTGCGTCTAATCCTTCAAGACAATTTATGGTTATCTTTGAATCATTCTTTATGCGTTGTCCTTGACCTGGGTTTGCAGTTATAAGATTTTGTAACCCTTCTACACTTTGGAAATACCAAGGAGCATCAGTTTGAATACTTTTTAATTTGATTATAAATTCTTTAAGAAGTTCAGCTCTCGTAAACTCATTTGCATCCATTAGATAGTCCATTGCGGCATAATCAGTTCTATCCTTTATATCTGTGTAATTTGTTTTTAGATTTAACAGGGGATGTGGCATATTATCAAAATATGCAGAATTATTGGCGATGTTTCTTGAATCATCGTTTATACCGAATAATAGTTTAAAACTTACATATGTTGGTTCGTCAAACCTTTTAGAGAAGGTATTTGGGTAACCTTGTTTTTCTACCTTTCTAAAATCATTATAAATGTTCATACAACAATCGCTTTATCCTATATATCACTAACGCTCGTCCCATACAACTGGCACTGAATAAAAAACTCTTTTGTTGTATTTTTCAATATCTTCCTTTTCTATATCATAGTTTTCTTGACACCAAATTTCCTTTGCACCTGTTGGAGCAAAATCTAAATTTTTTAATTCATTATTGTCAATATCAACATAGTTTGAAACGAAATCTGGAAAACCTCTAAGTGTTGTAAGATTTCCACCACTTGCTGAAAAATTTCCATAAACACTTTTAAATTGAACATAGTCTGGAAAATCGGAAGGATGTTCTATATAAACATCTCCTATGACTGAAATTGTCAAATCAGAATTTATCTGGTAATCATCAATGCCATTTAAATCTAACCATTTTTTAATCATTGTAACCTTTCCTATATTTAAATTCGATATTTTATCACTTCCTTTTTTGAATGATTCATCAATAATGGAAAATTGATTATTCATTTTAAGCCTTTTTGTAAATTCGTTTATGATTGTTTGATCAACATTTGGATTACGAGTGGCATAAAATGTAGAGCCAACATAATCAGGCGCATAATCTAAAGATGAAAGATTATTATTGGAACATGAAAATGAATGTTGGATCCATTTTGGACAACCCTTTAATGACGTCAAGGAGTTATTACTAATGTCAAAATAACCTTTAATTATATTAAATTGTATATAGTCTGGAATTTTATTTATTTTTCTGTAAGACAAATTAACACTATCTGTTGTGTCAATATAATAATCTTCAGTTATTATATAATTATACACTTTATATTTTTCTAACCATTGTTTTATCAATGATATTTTTCCTACACCTACAGAAGATAATTTATCTTCTTGGTTACGAGTAAACTCTTCATTCATCTCATTTGGATTAACCCCAGTATATCCTTTCTTTGGTGGATATTTTTGTAAATATTTTTTTTCTGCCTTTGGTTTCATTTTTTGATTAAAAAGATACGCATATGTGCCAACATAAGTTGGTGCGTATTCCAAATCAGTTAAACTATTATGTTGGCACATAAAATTATCCTTTACCTTTTTTGGCCCACCTTTTAGCGAAGTTAATCTATTATGAGAAACATCAAATTTTCCGTAAATCACATTGAATTGTATAAAATTTGGTATCTCCTCTAACCCCTTATTGAATAGATCAACATCACCTTTGACATCTATTGTTTTATCTGAGTTTATTATGTAGTTTTTTATATTATACTTATCCAACCAGCCTTTTATTGCTGCAATTCTACCAACACCCATAGAATCTAACTTATCGATATTATCTCTTGAGAATAATATATGTTCGGATATAATTTTCATTATGATTGCCCCAAACCTTGTATTATATGGGAAGTTTGTACTTGGTTTGAATTAGGAACTGGAGTGCTTAACACCTTAACAAAGTTAGTATTTGTTCCTTCATCTGTTCCTGGAGATACTCCGCTTTCTGTCACTGGAGCAACTGGCTTCTGTAACGTTGTACCCTCAGGTTGAATCTCAGGAGATATATTAAATTGGGTTCTTTCAGCCCAATATTCCTTACCGTAATCAATGGTTAATTCCTCGCTCATCTGTATAGGCCTTAGTGAAATAAAATACATCTGGCGATTTGATGAATTGTATGCAAATCTGCAATTAGGTGTCTGGGAATGACGATATAATGAACCATATCCTAGAACAACCCCATATATATTATTTGTTTTGTTTATCTCAAAGATAAAATCCTTTAAACGAGGTATGGCCTTTGCCTCAACACCTACAATTATGATAGGGCATATCTCTATGATTTCATCTCTGGCAAACTGTGTCTTTGCTGTTACTGTATATCCGCCATTTGCTCTTTTAGCAAACTCTACGCGAGACATGTTAAATGATTCTGATCTTATTTTTAATTGATTACTATCTGTTATAGGTTTTGGTGTTTTATCGCCTTCTTTCTTATCGAATGGATTGGTGAATCCTTCAGATACTATATAATCATCTAATTTTGGGATTTTATGTTCCATCATTATTTAAATTTATGTTGATTTGACATCATATGTCTGTTAGCTTCGTATATCTTTGTAAATTCTTCTAACCCCATTGTTCCTAACGCAATCCTTTTCAATTTATCTTTAAACATGATGATATTTGAAGGTTTCGTCAACGCTGACGTAAAGGCTTTTGCAAGGTCATATTTAGATTCGCTGTATTTAATAGTATCCTTATAATGGAGAGTTATCTTTTTAAATTTTTCGTATATTTTATCCAAACATGCGTCATACAATTCAGATCCTAACATACTTCTATAAATAAAATCGGCCGCCTCATAAAATAATGAAATATTTTTGGTAATATTATTGACCTTATCAGTTGTAAATAGGTTTATAAATTCTTTAGTGTCAATACCATCCAATAATCTCATTAATTTTTTACAATCAACAATCAATTTAGATTTTATATCCAAAGATTCGTCTTCGAGCTTACTATCTATTTGATTATAAAGAGTATCTATATCATTATACAGATAGTAAGCTTTCTTATATTTTGTATAGTTTGGATTCTCCTTCATAATTTATTAAATTGTTCCAGCATTAACAGCAGGATTTACGTTTTGGTTTTGATTCGTATTTTGGTTTTGATTCGTATTTTGGTTTTGACCAGTTCCTTGTTGATTTGTTGGTTTTTGAGCTTTAACCTTTGCATCTTCTCTTTCAACAGATGCTTTACTCGCTTCATGGACAAATAATAATTTCTGTTCAGCAAGTTGATTGGCTATATCGCTGTTTACAATCTTCATCTTCAGATCCCAATATTGTTTAATTTTATTCTTTTGATCTTCTGATAATCTTTTAGATGCGGCAAGTGAAGCGTATAATTCATTCATTGAAACTTTAGCCTTTGCTAAAAGTACTTCACCAATACCTGTCATAAGTTTCTTTGATTCCTTTTCAAGAGCAGAATCTAAAGCATCAATATTGATGTTTTGTTTAAGTCTCTTAGCACGTCTTTGTCTCATATCCTTTGTATTTGCGATATAAGTTTTTACATTATCGGTTATTGTGTCAATTGTATTTTTCTTAATGTCGGCAACCATCTGGTCAATCTTTTTCATCTGAGATGATGATACACCTGTTGAAATAATACTCTTATAGAGAGAATTTCTATTGTTCCATAATGCTTTTAAACCTTTATAACCAACAAATACTCCGGCTACAAGCGCAGCAGCAGCCCCTAGAAATTCATTTAAGGGTTCAGCGGACTCGTTTAAATCTTTAGACTTTTTTTTTGGGATTTCTGATTTTTCTAAATCCGTATTTTCCTTGGAAGGTTTTTCGGTAGATTCTCCTTCTTCTTCCTCATCATCTGTGTCTTCCAGTTCAAAATCGATATCGTTAAAATCGATATCATCAGCTTCTTCATTTTCTCCTTCAACCTCAACTTCACCGCCAAATAATTCAGTGATATCAACTCCCTTTTCCTCTAACCATCCTTTAAGTTCTGACCATTGATCTGCAGATACTTTAATCTGATCTGGTTCATAAAGTGCCTCACCATTTTCATCATCTTCTCCTGTTGGTACTTTTTCAGCGTTTATTCCAAGTTCTTCAAGTTCCTTTAACGATTCCTCTACATCTTCAACACTAAGAACAAATTCCGTAATTTCGACTTTTTCATCTTCATCATCGGTAGTGTCTTCTTCTGTAGTGTCATCATCGGTAGTGTCTTCTTCTGTAGTGTCAACATCAGCATCAAGATCATCTGAATTCAATTCATCAGTTTCATCTGGAGCTATGGCTTCCTTTGCTGTTTCTGCCTCAAGCAACATAGTTCTACGAACCTTTGCAATAAGAGACATAACCTTTTCTTTTTTTGATTCAGTTAGTTTGATGTCTTCATCTTCTTCAAGAACGCCATCTTTAATTTTATCATCTGGAAGTTCTTCGTCTAAAAGGCCTGGTTTTCCTTTATCCTTGAAATCATATGCTCTGGTTTCATCTGTAGGACGTTTTGCCATCTTTTCATTTTCCTCTATATTTTCGACTTCATCATTGTCAGATTCGATCTCATCTATTTCAGGGTCATATTCAATTTCATCATCTATTTCCGCGTTTTCAACTTCTTCATCATCGCTGTTAAGATCTGCAAATTCTTCATCATCATCTTCAGTAACATCTGCGTTCATATTTTCCATATCAACTTCATCGTCAGAAACTTCTGCGGCGATTTCATCATCGATATCCTCTTCATCTTTAGCTATATTTTCAACATCTGAATCTATATCATCCTTATTATTGTTGAGTTCATCAGCTTCAAGTTCTTCAACATCATCAATTTCCTTATTTTCTAAGGATGTCTGTTCAAGTTCCTCTTGTTCCTCTGGTTCTGAAACATTAAAATCTTCTTCATCATAACCTTCTATATCGGATGTTATTGCCTCTGGAGCACCTTCATAATCAATGCCTGTAATCATAGGAGTAAAAGAAGGTTCAGGAATTTCATCCTTAACAATTTCTTTATTTGCTATGTTTAAATTGATATTATATTCGTCTTCATTGATACGTTGAGATCTTTTAATAGGCGGTTTTTTCTTGCCACAGTTACATCCTTCATTGATTTCACAATTCATTTTTTCTACTAACTTCTTTCCTAAAGGAGAAAGTTTAATAAAATCAACACCCTTGCGATTTTCCTTTAAAAAGAAGGTGGAATTACGTTTCAACCACATTATTGACGCATTTGGGACGTTTGACTCGTTGATAGATGCAATGAATTTTTTAAGTTTATCCTTTGACACCTTAACATTTTCATTTACATAACCAATGACCTGGTTTCTTATAGGAGCATTTGTATTTACTATTGTTGATGGGACGTCTTTATACTGGCGTTTTAATTGCACTGTTTTAGATTCATTTAAGAATTGTTCCAGTGATGTCGAAACATAGTTTTTCATATTGTTTTATTTTTATTTATATATCTTCATTTAGCAAGTGGGCTTTTAAAGGTAACGTCTATCCTATCGGTAATGGTAACATACCAGGTATTCCAAATGTTTGAGCGCCAACAGTAACAAAATCCTTTATTAAAAATGTCATAAAAGGAACGTTATTTAGCTTTAAATTTTCATATTTTGGGAACTGATCCTTAACTATCAATGAATTCATTGATAATGATAAAAGTTTTTTATATTTTTCGGTATTTAATATCGTGTTGCTTTTAAGATTGTCATACTGATCTGACATTAAAATTTCGTTATTTAATTTAACAGTACCCATTATTTTTTCTAAAAGGACATTATCGATATTATTTCCATATGTTGAACTTAAAATATCACTATCTATACGTATTATTGGTTCGGGATTTTTTAATGTCATCCCAAAATTTACAGATTCAGCCTTCAGAGATAATGGACTCGATTCATATAATTTATTCAATTTAGTCATCTGAGAATTTAAAAAGGAGAATTTATCGTCTATCTTTGTCTGTATTGCATCTATATTTTTATCAACTCCTTTTTTATCAACACTATTATCTTCATAGTAATCATTTATCAATTTCCATTTTTTCTGCAATGCCCAAAGTTCATAACGAATTACTTTATTCTGCTCCGTTAATTTTATCTGGTCAATGTTCCATTGTATCAATGACATTTCATATTCAACGTTATGCTTTGCTCTTGCGATATTATCGGCCACCTTTGTTTTTTCCTTAACCGAAAATCTTTCGTCATCAATATTATCTTTAGATTTATATTCGGGTTTTATTGGTTTGTTTTTCTTTAGGTTATTCAATTGATTTTTAGCAACAAACAATTCATTTACTTTAATTTCAATATCTGTTTTTGTTTTATCCATATAACCTTTCAGAGCTCCCTTTCTAAGATCCTTAAGATTATTTTTTATCTCTGTTTTAACTTGTTCTATTTGAGTTTTCACAAATTTAAACGGATCCACAAATGGCATAACGGCGTCTATACTATGATTGGCAAGCAAGACAAATGGAGTTAAATATATTCCACATATGCTTAAACCTAACACTATTATCCCATATTTCGTTACAACTGGTTTTATCGGTATGTAAACAACCGGAAATTTTAAAGGTCCCAAAGGTGTTATCAATCCTGTAGACCAACCGGTTATAGGATTTATCACTCCAGCTCCAGTAGCCAAAGCACAGTACTTTAGCCAATACTTAATATTATTTTGATTCACGGCGGTTTTCGCCGTTAAATTTTCATCTATTTCTAACGGTTGCGCACAATTAGATGAACTTATTTCATAAACTCTTGTCAATTCATCATCTATTTCATCAACTCTATAAATATTGAATATACTCAAATCGTCTATCTTGTTTTGAATATTTGTTATATCATCTAATATTGAATTTTTTGATAATATTATACCATTGGTAAAATCGTTAATCCATGATGTTTCAGTTGACAATTCATTCTTTTTTGAAATAACGCTTGATTTTATTTTTTGGGCAATATTATCTGCATTTAGATAGAACTCAAATAACCATAATATCTTATTTACAATCTTCAATTTATCTTCATCTGACAGTTTTTTATTATTAGATGCCAGTGTTCTTAAGGTTTTTTTTATGATATCGATATTTTTGCCTATGTTATAACTGCTCATCAAACTATCGATATCTATATAATTTTTAGTTACAAAAAATAATAGTTTTTCGGGTATAGATTGAAGAACTTTAAGATAACTGTTTATATTTGCTGCTATTTTTCCTTTTGAATATGAATCTAAAACATATCGTTTATTTATAAATGTGGTTATTTTATCCTTGAGAGTTTGTTCATAAACTGATAGGTTATCTGAAGTTAAATTAGGCATGACATCATAAAGATAGTATTCTATTAACGATTCCTCAGAAACATCAGATATTAATGTCTTTGAATTTAATTTAGATGTATTAAACAAATTGATTATATTATTATAATATGCCGATTCCTCCTTATCAAATGAATCCTTAAATTCATTAAGTGTTTCATTATCCGCATGTTTTTGAATGTTGGATTGACTTGATAGATCCTTTATCTTAGTCTCATAATCTTTATCAATATTAGATTTTTGTTTTATCACTGCATCGTAATATGGTCTTAATCTAAATTTACTTGCTAAAGTTTTTGAATTAACCAGCATAGAAGGATATAAAATCAAAATAAGATATTTTTTGATAAAATCCTTAACATCATTTAAATCTTTATATTTATTATTTAAAGATGTAACCTGTTCATCTATATTATTTACATTATCAGAAATCCCAGATATAAATATTGATTGACCTTTAATTTTTTCAACAACCCCCGTTACAGGAGAATAAACTGATCTACCTTTGTAAGTTCCTAATACCGTATCGTTTGAAATAACGGTCTTTGGTGTTATGGATATACTCAACAGATCTGTAGATTTATTTGATAATAAAGCTCTATCAGCTAATTCCGTGTATTCGGTTATATCTGCCACTTCTTGATCCTTTTCAACTACAACTTCACAAAGATTTATATATTTTTCCTCTATCGGCGTTTTTGGAACAATCACGCCGTCATCTCTAAAATCGCAACTTACAGTGTTTGTTAATTGTTTGATTATGACCAATGGATCGCTTGTGTCAGGAAATGATATACATGATTGGTTTTCGAGATTTGCTTTCATCACAGCAAAAGAATCGTCCTGTAATTTTTTACGATTCTTTAAATAAAGATATGATGATGCTGCCAAAATAACCAAAAGATTATCAAGTTCCTTAAATGGTGCTATCAGAGATTTCAATCTATCTGTGAGGTTACCAAATTCCCTGGATATTGAATCACCAGCCTTACTTAGATCTATCTTTTCCTTTGAATACAAAGAATTTATGTTTGAGGATATTCCATTTGATGTGTTTTTGTATGCAGACTTTAATGTGGCAACACTAATACGTATAAGTTTTTGGATATATTTTGTCCTATATCTTGATGGATGATCGGTATCCTTTAATAGATTTCGTATCAAGAAAATTATGTACTTAAGTAACATAACATATGAAAGATAATCTGTCAAATCTTTGCCTTGTTTTCCTTTTAATTTTATAGGTTTATCTGTAGATGTGTCAAAATCTTTAGAATTGGCAATTAAGGTATCATCATTTATTTGTGGTATGGCTAAATCACTTGAACATTGTATCAATAAATTTGAAACAAAATCGTCCTCAAATGATGATGTTGCAGTGCTCTTTATTGAACGTGTTAACGGTGTAGAATTTATATAGTTTTCTATTTCCTTTTCATCATTTGATCCAGTGCGTATATATTTGTCTAACAGCGCTAATATTCCTGCCAATGTTAAATCACGTATAGCATCTAGAGACATGGGGTTTTTAAAAAAATTAACTTCTTCCTTTAATTTTTTTGTAAAATATACCTTCAATTTTGAAAGTAGCGCCGCTTTATCTATTTTAAGTTTGGCCATTTATTATTTTCCTATTAATACATTTGTCGATGTCATTGTTTGTTTTAATGATTCTATCAACCCGGCATTAACACCGGGTGTAGGAGGAAATTTTGCATCCAACGCTGTTGCAAAGGATGTAAGAAGAGTTATAAGTGGTTCAGCTAACACGCCATGAAAATATGGTGCTGTACCAACCTTGGTTGTCTGTGCTCCTACAACTGCAACCTCCTCGGCATTGACACTTACCTTATTGGCTGCTGATATATCTATATTGTTTTTTGTTACGATTCTTGTAATATCTCCTTCCATTTGAATCGTTGATTCGTTGTCAGGGGTTTGCATCGTTATCATAGAATCAGCTCCTATCTGAAAATATGAACCTTTTTGAAATATCTGAATTCCGCTTAACGGTTGATAGATTATAGATAGATCTGCAATTGGATCAAAAAGAAGAACATGTGTTCCTTCATAGTCAGTCTTTATCTTATCTATTAGTTCTGTATCTATATTTTGTATTGCGGTATACTCTGGCGAATAAATATCTCCATTATAGAAATTTACTCTCATAAATTGTCCTATTTTTGGAATGCTTATATTTCCGGCACCGTTACCCGCACATATATTCGAATATATGGGTGTAGCCCATGGCAAATGTTCACTTGGAATTTCGTCCAACAGTCCAAATACACGTATCTGGGCTCTACCCGAAAATGTAACATCCTTATTATTTGTTACTATTCCTATCCAATTCTGATGTGTTAAATCCTTTTGTAAGTATACTTTAGCCATTAAATTATATTTTTTGCTTGTTTTTCTTGTACAATACTGGATGGTAAATTATTTTTATCACACCAATAATTACCACCAACCTCATCAGGTTCAAATTCCAAAGAATTTAGATTATTAACTGATACATTAAATGCGCCTCCTACAAATCTTGGACATCCTCTTAAAGATTTTAAATTACATTTCATAATTGCAAAAAACCATTCTATACGATTAAAATTGATATAATTCGGTAGATATTCAAGTTCCTTTCTATTTGATATCATCACTGATTGTGCATCTATGGTTAAATCTGAATTTATTGTATATTTGTGTATTTCATATTCTTCTAGCCAATTCTTTATTGCCGCTATTTTACCAACACCAATGTTTGATAATTTATCATCAGATTTTACAAACGATTCATATAAAGTACCATATTGATTTTTTCTTTTAACCTCTAAATATTTTTTATAAAAATCTGTTTCTGGAATAGGATTTTTTAGACAATTACCAAAACTACCCTTAATAAGTGGCATGTCATCTATATTTATAATTTTATTAGAACTACAATAAAATGATCCTTCTACAACATCAGGAAAACCTTTCATATTTGTAAATTCATTATCTGAAACACTAAAAAAACCCGTTACGTTACCAAATTTTATGTAATCAGGAAAATCCTTAAGATGTTTAGAATCTAGATTAATTGCACCTACAATATCAATAATGCCGTCATCTCTCAAAAAATAATTACGAACACTGTGATTTTCCAACCATTCCTTAATTATTGAATTCCTACCAATTCCTAAGGTATTCAATTTATCACCTTCCGTTTTAGAAAAAGATTCCGTTATTCCTAAAATATTTTTAAGATCTTTAGATCTTAATTTTCCAAAATTTGTCCATGCATCTTCTCTAAAATCAATATCTGCTAATTGTTTCGTCAATATTTTTTGCGGTATGTTATTTCCTTGGCAATAAATTGAATCTGACACAATTTTTGGAGCAAATTCCAATGAAGTTAAAAGATTTCTATCACAATAAAAACACTCACCAACCTTGTCAGGACAACCCTTTAAAGATGTCATATTATTATGTGACACAGAAAAATATCCTGTAACATCTTTAAATTTTATATAATCTGGAAAATTTCCATTTAATAGTTCATCTAAATAAACATGTCCTTTAGCACTTAAAGTTAAATCACTATTTATGATGATTTTAGAATCAGTATAACCAGCAGGTAGATTTATAGCTAACCATTTTTCTATCATTTGTTTTTTACCTACTCCTAATCTTGATAATTTTTCATCTTCTCCTCTGGAGAATCCTTCATCGACACGGCCCTTTATTTTAATATCATTTGGTGTAAATCGTCCAAAGTCAGTATTTATCCAATTTTTAAATATGATATTATTTAATTGTTTATATAATAATTCTTCAGGAATTTTATTATCTTCGCATTCTATGTGCGCTCCTATGAATGAAGGAATAAATTCCAATGATGTCAATAGATTAGAATCAGCATAAAATTCTTGAGATACCTCTTTAGGGCATCCACGCAAAGATGTCATATTATTATATGACACAGAAAAATATCCTTCGCATCTATTGAATTGTATGTAATCGGGAAAATTACCATTAACTTTCCGATCTAAATAAACATCGCCTATACAATCTATTGTTAAATCATTATTTATTTTAACAATTACATTCAAAAATGTTTTCTCATCTAACCATTTTTCTATCATTTGTTTTTTACCTACTCCTAATCTTGATAATTTTTCTCCTTCACCTCTAGAGAATCCTTCATTTACGTTTAATAAAGTTTTTAACTCATCCTTTATGAAATTACCAAAGTCTGTAGTTGCTGTTTTTGTGAAAAATATATCATTTAGTTGTTTAATTAATAGATCTCTTGGAATATTATTTCCACTGCAGTCGATAGATATACCTATAATTAATGGGGCGTATTCTAATGATGTCAATAAATTCGAGTCGCAATAAAATTCGGCCGTTACTTCTTTAGGGCACCCACGTAAAGAGGTCATATTATTACCAGTTATAGAAAAATAACCAGCACAATGATTAAATTGAATATAATCAGGAAAATTACCATTAATATGTTTATCTAAATAAACATCGCCTATACAATCTATCGTTAAATCATCATTTATTATAAAATCAACATTAGATAATGTTTTTTTATCTAACCACTGTTCAATCAACGCTTTTTTTCCTATTCCTAATGATGATAATTTATTATTAGTTTTTTTGAAGCTTTCATCTATTTTTCGTCTATTTTTCTTTACATATGACGACCCATAATATTCGCCATGATCTGTAAATGCTGTTTTAAAACCTTCAATTTTATTAATTTCTTTATATAATGTTTCAACTGATAATTGATTTTGTGTACAAATGATATCTTTTCCTACATATGATGGCCCATATTCTAGTGATGTTAAATCATTATCATTACAATAAAATGAAGAGTATACATATTTTGGACATCCTCTTAAAGATGTTATTTTATTATGTGAAATAGAAAAATAACCACTTATTTTATCGAATTGGATATATTCAGGAAGATTACCATCAAGATCATGATCAATATTTATATCTTGAGTTGTTGATATTGTTAGATCATTATTTATGATACAATATTCTGGTGTAGGGATATGTTCATCTATCCAATTTTGAATAAGCATCCTTTTGCCTATCCCTAATGAATTTAATTTATCACCACTAGTTCTACTAAACGATTCTTTGATATGTTGTTTATTCATAACTAACTCTTCCTTGATTCTATTTCCACTGGAGCTGGCCATTCTCTTCTGGTTAAAACAAAACTTTGTGAAAAACCATTCTTTAAAGACCTGTTATTTTCCTTTGACCACCCTATGCTAAATCCTTTTATTATATACCATCCGCTATAAAATAGATCCGGGGATTCTGTTGGATCTGCATTTTTATCAATCAACATATTGTTTATCACGTTTGTTCTCATCAAAATAACTGGTACCTTCTCTCCCTTTATTAGGTTTAGATTTGTTCCTGTGACATTTACTGATACATTTAATTTATCAAGTTCCTTTAAATTTATCAAATTTTGAGCAGCAGCTCTAAGATAATTCTTATGATGATTACCGGTCCATTTTTCAACAGGTTGGGTACTATCACCGATGGTGTATTGTATACCTAACCATGGATATTTTTCATATATTTCTCTATAACTGTAATTCGCTTGTTTTGAATCATCACCACTTGTACTACTATCTTGTGCCGATCTTCCTCTAAGTATTATAAACTTATCTAATTTTGCACTATCGTAAGTCGGTTCTATAGGGATGGCCCAATATTTTTGTGATACAACATCTCTATAAAGAGAAATATTATGTTCAAACATTTCTCCTACAAGGACTGCCCCTATTTCAAATGTAATTGCTGTTGAATTGTTTAAAGGACTCCATGAATCTATATAAAATGAGGTGTTTATTATATCTGGAAAATTAGAAAAAACCTTTGGCATTGAAACAGCTTCATCTTTTTTAGATTTTGTTCCAAACATATATTTCGTATTTAAATTATCTATAAGAACTGCCATATCTAAAGTTTCTGATGATATGAGTTGTTTATTCATATTCACAAAGTTTAAATTATAATAGACATCTATCCACACATCATAAAAAGATTCATTGTCCTTCCATGCCTTTACTATCACATCATTGATAAATGAAATCGGAGATGAGTTTGCCTTTATCCATATCTGTTTATCATTTGTATCATCTTCATTTGTTGCAAAACCAAGGTTTAAATTTTTGGCAACGGCTATCATTGTATCCATTGAAGTTCCTAATACAGAGAAATCATTTTTTTGACTCCTTAAATATGGTACGAAAAGTTCTCCAAATATTGTGATTAACGCAGGTCGTTTATGTGATGTCGATTTGGTTGCAACTATCATATTTGTTATTACATAATCATTACGTATCATATTTAACACGTCACTGCTGTTTCTTATTGCAACGGATATGATATCACCATCTTTTGGCATCTCCTTTGATAAAAATACATCGTTTAAGATAGAAAGTGAAAGTGTTATTCTTGGTAAAAAATCATCCGTTTCTATTGTTAAAGAAACAAGTTCATCCTCATTAAATATAAAATCATTTATCTTGACAAGAGGTCTCATTAATGACAAATCATCAGCTATATTATAATTCCCTGAATTTTTTTCTGCTGGCAAAGATAATTCGTCAAGAATTATCGAATGTTTAAATTTTGTATAAATTCTATTTTTTTGAGCAGTTGATTTTGGTTGATTTATTATAGTTGATGTTGTAGGTTTAAATGAATACTCTCCTGTTTGTTTATTTAATTCTGCTAAATGTTTAGCATCAAACGCTTCCTCAGCAACAATATTTCTGGATACATCAGATGGAAGTCTACTAATTATAGAAGTTTTAAATTCTCCGACAGTTATTTGTAGATCTTTATTAAGATCAAATACCGTATTGCTTTTTGCAATAAGTTCGGCCGAAAGTGTATCTGATTTTAACACCCAATCATCGGGTTTACCCAATCCTATAGGGAAAAATGTCACCATATATAGATCTGTGACACTGTTAAGTCTTCCTGTGTATGGTCTAAAATATTTATAAACATAATCTAATTGATCTACATTACTCATAGATAGTAATGCCGATGTTGATGTACCTAAACCATTTGCTGTAGAAGGCATAAACTGTATTAAACCAGTTGCCCCTCCATTATTATTTACGGCTGTATGGTTAATCCCACTTTCCATTTTCATAACTGTCATCAGCCAATCGGGATTTATACCTAATAGATCCGATACACTTTGTACCTTCGAGATAAACTTATCTCTATTTTGTGTGACTAAATAATCATATAACATATTATAACTTTATAAATATCTCTTTTCCTATATATTCATAAAACAGAAACGCCATAACTTCTGAAGAATGTTATGGCGTTTCTGTTTATTATCTGCTCAATGTTATGGCAACCAAGAACTATATTTCTCTAAGAATATATCGGCACCTGGTTGATATGTTGGGTTTAAAGGTGCATCTGGGAAGTTTACATCAAAGTTCATGTAAGGATGTTTATCAAATACCAATCTAAATGCATATGTTGCTGTAGATGCATGATCTATCGATACTAACCATGTTGCAAAGTTTTCAAATTCTTTACCTGTAATTGTTTGACCTGTTTTCATTGATACAGCGGCATATACTAATGCAATAACCTCTGCTTCATCAACTCCACCACCGGATTTTCCTTTTTTGACAATAACTGGACCGTGTTTAGGATCTGTCCATATTTTTTTGATCTCTTCAATAGGAAATTTTTCACTGATAAGAGCAAACGCTGCGTATTTCTCTGCAACAACTCTTCCTACAGAACCGGATATTTGGTCAATTACCATTGTGCGGTTTACTTTAAGGCCAAATTCTGCACATTCTGCTTTAAGTAAAGCAAATTCGCGAGATGCAGCTTCCCAAGAACGTGGGCTTGCAAAGATAGCATCATCAGGATTGTTTGTTTTTGTATAGAAATTTTCTTGATAGTTTTCAATGAAATCTATCATTGAATTATTCATCTCCTTTGAAAGAGCGTATTTTTTCCAAGATTTAAAATCAGGAACAAAGTTAAATTGTACAAATCGGTTTCCTAATGCAGAACCAAATTCCAGGTCACTATTAGCTTCATCACTTTTTCTATTACCGGCAGAAACAATAGCCCATTTTGATCCAAGATGAAATTTACCTAATTTTCTCTCACCTATAAGTTTAAGACATGATCCTTGGACTGCGTCATTTGCACGTGAAAGTTCATCAAAGAATATTATACCTCCAACGCCTTCATTTACAGCTTCATCTGCTGCCTTATCTATTTCAGGATCACCTGTAGGTAAATATAAAGGAAGTACATCCTTAGGAAGATCTGTATATTTTGCTTTACCGGTATCATGACTAATATATGGCATGAACCATTCTTCAGGAGACATTTTCTGCGCGTCTATATCTATAAGACGACCACCAGTTGTTGCTTTTAACATCTGTTCAACAATCTGTGTTTTTCCAATACCTGGAGCTCCCCATATCATTAATGGTGTTGACATTGGATTTTTAATCTTCATTCTAACCTGCATCATAAAAAATTCTGCAGATATGTTTGAAATTTTAGTGTCAGGGTGTTCAAGCTGGACGTTTGCTTCAAATAATTTTCTTTTTGCAACAAATTTAGCATAATCAGATTCATTCATCTGGCTAAGTCTTGTTAGATAACGTCTGCGAGCTTCCTTTCTATATGCTATAGATCTTTCACCATTTAGAGAGTCAAGTTCCGAATCCTTTGATTTATCTCCTTGTGATGGGACCACATTAATAAGGCCGCTAACTCCACCATTGATAAAATTAATAGCGATATTAATTGGAAGTGATGCGCTTAATTTAGCTCCTTCGTATAAAGCAACGAAAAATTCACCAACTTTTTTTAATTTAGTATTTACAAATTCCTTTACTTTATTGTAGGTCTCCTTTGCATTATCTTTAAAACCTTCATTCAAAGAATCACCTGCAAATTCATCAAGCGATTCGGCTACCATTTTTCTCATATCTTTCTTTTATTTTATTTATCTTTATTTTTTAATAGACATTTACAGGTCTTCGTAAAATTTAAATGTAACATTTTCATTTAATGATTGAAATTTTAACATAAAATCATGTATTGATTCAGAAACAGATTTAAAATGATCTATTCCTAATTTTTTTGAATTTAAATGTATACATGATCCAAATGGCGCATCAAAAGCCGGAGCGTCAGTTGCTAACCAAATAAATTTATTTGCATAAGGTGGTTCCTTTGGCATCGGTGCACCTGTATCTGTCATAAATACCATTAGGTTAATTTTATCATTATAAAGGCGACTAACAACATCCAAAGGTTTTTGAAAATTCGTTCCTCCTCCACCTATAACACCATCCTTTATAAGGAAAGGTTTTTGATTTTGAGATTTAATTATTTGTGGTTCAGAAACACCATCATCAAAAAATAAAACTATTATCTCCGAAACTTTTTTTGAAAAGATGATACCGTTAATTTCATTCAAGCATAGTTCTATCAGTTCATCACCCATTGATCCAGATACATCAACACAAACAACAATCTTATCGAGATCTTTGGCTTTTTTTCTCATACCATATCTAAATGTATCTGGACTACCTGCCATGTATCTACGGTTTGGCATTCTCCATTCCTTAGATTTATTCGATAAAGCACGACCTACAAAATTAGCTAAAACAGCTTGCCAGTTTACTACATTATTATGTATTTCTCCGAGTGCATTAACAAGCGAACTTCCTCTTCCTGTTCCTGTACCTTTTGAAGCCGCTCTTTTCATTAAATCCTTTGATTTATTATTCCAATCCTTTTCGGTATTTGGATTATCAGCCTTCATATCTTCATCAGAATATCCGGATGCTGCAGCAATTGTTTTTCCTAAATCTTCTGAAATAACTGCACCGGTGTTTCCGGGATCCATAGAAGCTGCCTTATTTTTTAACGCTGGATTTAAATCTGACGCAGACCAAACCTTTGTGCCACCTTCTCCTTCTCCTTCTCCTTCTCCTTTTCCCTGACCTGGTTGTCCTTGCCCCTGTCCTTGCCCTGGTTGACCTTGTCCTTGCCCCTGACCTGGTTGACCTTGTCCCTGACCTGGTTGTCCTTGCCCCTGTCCCTGACCTGGTTGTCCTTGCCCCTGTCCCTGACCTGGTTGTCCTTGCCCCTGTCCTTGACCAGGTTGTGGTTGACCTTGACCCTGACCCTTTTGACCTGGAGGAGGTGGTGGAGGTTCTGGAATGTCAGCGTAAATTGCTTCAGCACCCCAGTTAAGATATTTAACATCGTATAATCCTTGTAGTTCTTTTACAAACTCTGGACTAAAATCATCTTCAATATCTGCTAAAATTGCGTTAATCTCATAATCGGCCGCATAATTAAATTTTCTCTGTTCATAATTTTTTCCACGAGACACATGAAGCAACAAACAATGCATTAACTCATGCATTAATACAAATATCTTTTGTGGCCATGTAAGTTCTTGTGCAAACTCAGGATTTATAAATAATCTGGTTCCATCTGTTGCCATGGTATCAAAATACCATGTATAGATTGTTGTGAGTTCATGAACATAAGGCCCAAACAATGGTGCTTGCGATATGATTGCGATCTTTGCGGATTCTATTTCAAAATGTAATTTTTTCATGTCAACTTCAACCCCTTTGGGCGAAATGACTTTTTCTGTATCATCTATTCTTGGAGGTGTTTTACCTTGTGATTCGAAGAGTTTGTTCATATTTTATTATTGATTATTTGTCTAATTTTTTTACGTGTTACTGCACCAAAATGGTTACGGATATAATTATTTATCTGTTGATTTTTGTATAGTATTTTAAGAACATCATATTTTTTTTCAATTAAAGCCGAATATACGGGAGCACACTTTCTAATTATTGGATTTACTCTGTCATCATTTAATAAATATTCAACAATGTCTGCGTGACCCTTTGAAGATGCCCATCGAAGGGCAAAATTATCATGAACTGCAGGATTACCACCTTTGTCTATGGCCTCCTTTAATTTTTTAAAATTTCCTAAATAACTATATAAGGCAACTTCATCATCGGGTTTATATTTAAAAACTATATAATCTGGTATTCCTCTTTTTTCCAATATGGCCCAATTTATAACAAATTCACCTTCCATAGAAACTGTAAGATCATCATTTATTACATAATCCTCAATTTTATTTTCGTCAAGCCACAATTTAATAAGTGGGACCTTTCCTATTCCAAGACTATCTATATCGTGTGAACCTCTCGCAAAGTTCATTATTTTATCCTTCGCGGTCATCGCCGTTCTATTAAATGATATGTGTTCGTTGATAATTTTCATAGAGTAAATATAATCAATTTTACCGATATTATTGGGCCTATTGAACCTTATTTTTGATGACATTGGTTAAATATTCACTAGAACTTGCACCATTCTGTAAACAACTTTCGGCGCCATTGCCAAAATACACTCGTCCATTCTTAAATGTTACAGGAGAAACACCTGTGTCAGATATATTTGGTGGTAATGCACCAGTATTTACATTTATAAGTGATCTACTCTCAAAATTTGATATTTCACTTGATGTTTTTGGATTTTTTGTTGGATCTATATATTTATAACTATTCTTTATTTTATCACTTGCGTCGTTTATCGCAGTCGCTGTTTTGGCCATCTGCTGTAATGTATCTATCTCAGGAACAATGATGATATCATCAACATCTATAGAAAATGGGTTAGAAATTCCATTATATTTTAAAACAAATTCAGTTTTTTCATCATTGCCAAATATTGCACTAGTTATCAGATCTGGTCTCATCACAAAATCTTTGGAAACCTTAAATATTTTGGTTGCCATTCCCGAAAATTTTGAAGTAAGATTTAACATAGACATTGTTAAATCTTTTATCAGGTTGCCATCCTTTTTTACAAATATAGGTTTATTATCTAAACTATTTTCAAACATTTTTAAATATTTTTATTTTAATCCTTTCATAGCAACCCAATCTATAGAACGATAATCTGTTCTTTGAACTTTAAATGTTGACGAAAGTTCTTCAACATTTGGAGATGTTGAATCAAACATCATTCTTCCCCACACGCTCGTTTCGCCTTTATTTGAAAGTACTGCAGTTTTCTGTTTCAAAGTTCTACCAGATGTATTACTATTTGCTTTTGGTGTGACATCCCATGCCGCTCCACCTGACGCATTACCGTTTGTTACACTTCCAGCCTTAGTTGTCGCAGCATCCACCTTTGTTTGTGCATCTGCAGATCCTAAATAATCTGGAAGATCGTATATTCTGCCCATACCTCTATTAAATATTGATTGTATCGCATCCTTGTCTCTGGGCATACCATGGTCAAGTTTAACTGTGATCTTAATCTCTGTCGGAAAATCATCTGGCCCAAGTTCATCATTCATATCTACAGTTATGCCTGTGCAAATTAAATTTCCTATCATCGCTATTGGGTTTAAAGGATTTCCTATGGTTACATGCCAGTCGCCTACAGGTTCTCCAGTTAACAATGCTTTCATACCTGTCAAATAAGGTATAGTTCCTGCTGTTTGTTTTGATAGATAACGTTGTCCTAAGTTTCCAACAACTCCTCCTGACATAGATTTAAACACATCATTTAAATTACCACCACTAGTGAATGCGCTTAAAAGATTTGAAAACTGGTCAAATATATTACTAATTCCTTTTACCCCAACCTTTGCAAAATTATCAAGAATAGCTCCGCCTGCCTTTGTTGGATTACCACTATACCATGCTTCTATACCTTTATCGCCACCAGCAAATGGATATATTGCTGGATTTGCCATAAAACGGTGAGCACCTCCAAAAAATACAGCTGTTGCAGAACCCATGACAAGAAAATTAGACATGATATCTAAAATTACAGCCTTTGGATTTATTCCTCCTATTGGTCTAGCTACATATTCAAACACTAGATTTATACCATCCATAGTAAAAGTTAGACCGGGTTTACGTTTTTTTACACTATCAATCCTATTTAATGGACCCATTATCATATTTTCATATGGACCATCTTTATATGGATCTGGAGGCAATTGTCCACTATTTTGTGTTAAGAGATTTTTATCTTTTCCCCATTCTCCACCTGCAACATTTAACATTTCAGCAAATGATGTCAATTTTCCTCCAAATAGTTTACCTGGTCCATCCCCTAATCCTGGAGCACTACCACTCTGGGTATTAACAGGCCAAACATCTGCCTTAACATCTTCCCATGATACACCTGTTGTAAATTTCAATATCTGTGATAATGTGTTTCCGGAATCACCACCAAAGTATGTTACCGCACTCGCAACTGGCGGAAGTGGAGTTTTTGTTTGATCTTTATCCATACCAGGAAATTTAAGATTATCTAAAATTGGAGCTGGATATCTGCGTAATGTTATCATTCTGTTATTTGGAATTTTATTCCAATATTTACACATAGCAAAATCGCTAAAATGATAAGGAGTTCTATCATATGGATCTCCAGCGCCCCAAGATATTATAGCGCTTGTTGTAGGAACACTTGCGTAATTTAAATTTGTATCTGATGTTTGGTCAACTTCATACCATCTTCTTTCATTCTTCCTATTGATAAGTTTTTCACCACCATTAGACCCATATAATTTTATGATAGCATACGAATTTTGTAATGCAGGAACACCAACATAAAGATTATTTTTTCTCATTTTCTCCCTGTCAGCATCTAATTTTTCAGAATATAGTTTTTTACCTTCATCAGAAAGATTACTTTCTGCGATAGTTTTATTCGTTGTTGTAAATGCAATAGTTGAAGCTTCAGCAAATTCTGTAGCAAATGGTGTTGTAAAGTGATAGGTATCATCCTTATCTCTTCTTAATCTATCCAACCTTCTATCAAATGGAGAAGTATTGCTTCCAATATATTCAAATGTTTCTGTATTTACCTTTGTAATTGAATTGCCGTTATTTTTTTTAGATATTTCTGATGTTCTACATGAATCCAACGCAGCTTGGGTTTGTGCCAGTGCATTAGATAGACACCATGTCCCAACAGATACCGGCGAACTACTCGTTATATCGAAATTATCTGTCCAATTATCTCCTCCAAAAATAGCAGTAATCTTTTCAGATAAGTTTGTTGGAGTACTTGGACCCTTTGGCATCCCATAAATAGCTGTGATATTAGGATTTATATTACCATTATTGGTTGTACTCAAGGATTTAAGGTGATTTGCATATAATGTATTTGTTTTAATTTTAAAACATTCATTACTCAAATACACTGATGTGAAATCTGCAAGACTAGATATATTTTTTGTTACAGTTATTACATTATCAGCTGTGACTGTAGGTAATTGAAAGGTTGAATTAAGGATAGGAACACCTGTTTGTCTACTTAACCACAAATCTATCTTATCTGGTCCTGATGTGCTAAACCATGGCACATCAGCAGCATTTTTTGGATCAACAAACACACTGTTATTTGACAATGGTTTGATATTTATTAAAGGACCTTGTAAATCCTTTATGCCAATAAGATTTTTTTTAAGCGGCATATAATGTTTTTTCTATATATCCCCGAAAAACCTATTTGATAGGTTTTGCAGATATATTGACATTAAATGATTCCTTTATCTCGTTACATTCAATCAACCGGATTTTTTTTATTGAAGGAAAAAATATAATTTCATCAAAAAAATCATAAAGATGTTTAACCCGTGGAATGTTATAATCATCCAATAAAACTATACTATTTATTGTTTCATATTCTGATGCTACATCAAATAAAGACGGTAATATTCCTTGAGATAAATTCGGGTTAGAATATATTATGCCTCTTATGCGTTTAGATTTTGAATAACATTTCATTAATGACTGTATGCGAGCGCTGATGATAAATGCTCCATATTCATCTATGATTGAAGGCGAATAGCCTAGATCACTTATGATATCCGGTACACTTATAACCGAAAACAATTTAAGATTTAAAAATGATCTCCTTAGAGTGTTATGGCCTTCTACAGTCAGATACAATTTCATCGTTTATTATAATGGGCGGTTAATTCCGTTTTAGCTTCTTCCATTGCATCAACCAATGGAATAGATTTTGATTTTGCGATAGATTCAGCTCGGTTATAAATTTTATTAGAATTGATTTGATCAATTTTGTTAACATTTTCTTCACGAATCTTTCTCATGAAAGCTGTCGACTGTTGCTTACCAGCTTCAATGTTTTGTGCAATCTGTGCAAATTTATCATTAAGACTCAATTTCTTAAACGCTTCTGACATTCCCAGCTTCTTTTTCAGGCCTCTTGTTTCCCTTCGGTTCATTATCTTCTGTTTTTGGTTTATTAATCGATTTTATGAAAAAATAGTGAAATAATCTTAACACACCACTTAAAAAAAGTGTATCATCTGTAGTTACAATGAAACTTAAATCTAATAATTTTACCTTATTATCCTTATTTTCTTCACTTGTTATATTTGTGATATCAATATCTGTAATGTCAACAGCATAAATGTCAACAGTTGAATCACTTGTCATATTATTATATAAAGCTCCAAGATACATCCATTTTCCTGCATCTATAACATTCTTATTTATAATGTTATAAAGTATCTTATTTGCACTTAAAAGATTTGTATCATCATCACTACTTATATAGTCATGAATCAATGTGTAATCATAATCTTCAGACAAATAATTATAATCCAAAATAGTGACTACCTTATCTAATAATCCAAGATCTGAAATTGTGTATGGTAATATTCCAATTTTATGTTTTTTATTGACGATATAAAAATGATCCTCTATCTCAATGATATCTTCATAAGTTCCTTCAAATACCGTTCGTTTTTTTATATCATCTTTTTTCATTCTATTTTATTATTTTATTCGATAACTTCGATCTCTTCGTTGTATAAACTATTTATCGCACTTTTAAGGGACTCCTTTATAAGTGTCAAATCTAAATTATCAACTATATAATTTATAGTTTTCTCAGATCCCAAATCAAAATTTTCCTTTATCACGTTAAATAAATCTCTTGAAGGTAAATTTATTGTAAGTGTCATATTCAATTCTGTTTCTACCTTTTTGGATTTATTTAACATTATAGAAACCGGATCTATATCTATTTTAGGAATTTCTATAAATTGTTTAACAGCCACTGGCGATGATTCTATTTTGGTTATATATTGTTCCTCTATTTTGTTTAGATTATTTAAATTCGTTCGGCGAGGCGGCACAAGATTTACAACCTTTCTCCCAGGTACAAATGGTTCAACAATAAAAACCTCTCCACTCTCACTTTCTGCAGTTTTTTCTTCAGTTCTTCCAACCCATTCCTCATTAAATTTCCACAAAACATCAGGACTTTCAACTTCTGCCATCATTTTTCCAGACGCATCGGCAAGATTTATATCTAAAACAAATTCTTTATTTATTCTAGAACCATCCTTAAAACAAATAAATTCGATGCCATCTTCCTCAACAGTGCTATCATAAATCATAACTTCACCTCTACGCTCACCGGCAATCCATTGACAATATTTCGTATTCATATCTATTTAAATTTGATCTTATTAATCTTTATATTAGTGATGACTATTTTAGTTTTGTCTTCAGGTAATATAATTTTTAAATTGGTCTCTATATTCTCTTGTCCATTCATATTTGAACCCTTCTGTTTCCCAATCTTTATATTGTTGTCGAAAAGAGTATAGAACCTCTTCAAAATGTTTTGCATAATTTCCCTCACTTAAATAATGTAATCTCATCAACGGTATAGTGAACGTGTGTTGTGTACCTTTAACTCTCCAATTCACCATTTCAGAAATAGGCATAACAACATATTCTATTGTCAATGGATTAACCCATCCATTTGGGGCTGTTTCCAAAGCATGTATTTTATCAATGACTTTGGAAAGATCAACATTGTTTGGCATTTTATTTTACTGGATTAGAAGTGATCTTTGTTTCTGTTAATGTTTCTATTGGCGTTTGTATTATGGGTGGAACTGTTGTAGATGTAGAAGTTTCTGTTATAGTTTCGTTTTGTAAAGCTGCAACTTTTGCACTTATAACCTTCCTAACTCCTAACAACCCGCCGGCGATTCCACACAATATTATTATTTGTTCCATTACATTTACAGTATCTGGCATTTTTAAGAAATATCCTATCATCGCAGCTACAAAACACAAACCTGCAATAATTCCTAGATAAAAACCTATAAATCCCGAACCTGATTGTTTACCATCACTATTTGTAAAAAATTCATGAAAAACAAATTTATCACCTTTATAATTTTGAATAGTCATCTCATTGTTATTTTTATATCTATATATAAAAAAATGAGAACCGGTATCATATATTATGATATCAGCTCTCAGAGATGTGTGTTTGATTATCGAATAATGTCGATAATTTTTGTGATGTTAATGCCAGCGATTTCATAATCAAGGCCCGACAATTTTTTGGCAATCTTTGCTTCTACATCGGTAGGTGAAACTGCTTCTACGATATAAAGTTCTGGTGTTTTTTTAACCTTACCTTTTTCATTTTCAATTTCAACCTTTACAACTACTTTGTAATACGTTACCATTTCCATAATTTCTAAAATTTATTGTTATTATTTATTTAAATATTAATTCATTGTATTCATAATGTCCGCCAAATGTTAAATCATTCCAATTGTTAAATTTTTTATTGAATCTAACAATTATTGGTTCATTGGTAGTTCTAACTCTAACAGCATATTTTCCTTTACCCAAATTGTAATTTTTATTTCCTTCCTTTGAACGCAAGATATTTAATTCTTTATCAAGAGTTGAAAGAATCACTCTAAGAGGATCTAAACCAAATTCTTTAAGTTTAACTAATGAATCTAAAGAACATTCAGTAGATACAGAAAAAATATCATCACTCAGCGTCAGGGATAATTTTCTGTTCATCTCTTTTTGTTATTTTAAATTTAAGATCGATTGGTAAATCAGCAAAGGCAATATATTCCTGTGGAATCATTCTATCCGTATTGAACGCAGATGGTACTAAACCACATTTTTTACATAAAATAACACTTATAGGAAGTATTTCCTCTTTTCCTGTAGGTGAAACAAACATCGATATTTTTTTAAACATCACTGCTTCTGTAAACATTTTACCACCACAGTCGCATGTGATAAACGGAGCTTCTTTTACAACTGACGCTTTTATTTCTGGTGTTTTCATTATAAATTATTTTCTTTTATATAATCTTCAACTAGTTTGTAATGTCTTGGGTAGATATGTAAATTACCCGCGTGCCAAATTATGGGTTCCATTTCAATTAATGGGTATGTTCCTTTTAAATCTTTCACTAATTTATTTGACACATATGTTTGCCATCCTAAATCATTTTTAAAACCGAATATGGAATCATTTGATCTCATAAACACCAAGGTGACTAATTTATTATCCCTTATGAAATACTGTGTGCTATATGTACACATAAAATCACTCATACCATTCTTATTATAATCATCCCACATTGAAGGACGATTGTATATCATAGTCGCTCTCCTAGAATTTGGATTTTCCTTTAATTCTGCAAGACAATTATAATATTGATAATTATTATCTGATGAAAAAATACACCATCCATAATTAGAATTTATAAATCCTGAAGGATCTGCGACTGTTGTCCAAATCTTTGGCGTGTTTGGAATATCGTTAACATTTAAAGATTGTGATTTATACCAAGCAATCTCATTTGTCAAATAATTTTCATTAACGTTACCAAATATTGTTGATGCATCTGCGATAAATTGAGCACCAATTATTTCAATAGTATCTGTTATAGTATCAGATAGTTGTAAAGTTTTATATTTCTCAACAAATATTTTCCTTATATCCTCTATTTTATTCATTTCTTATTGATGAAATTTAAAATTGTTGAATTTATTTCTTCCTTTGATTTCCATTCTCCTAAATTATCAATCTTTAGAAGTAATTTATTATTTATAGCACTATGATTGTGAATTGTTTTGAAGAGTTCAATTTCCTTTGTTTTATCTTCTATTTTTTCTGAGATTGAACATCCATCTTCTACCTTAACTGCGAATTCAGGTGTTGAATACAACGTAATTAAATAAGGATCAAAAAATTGTAACATTCGTTGTTCAAAAAAATCTATAAAACTGAGTATTTTTTCAGGGGTTACATTTCTATACATTTGTCCGTAAACATATTCGCCTAAATAAAATCTATTGTATATAATTCTATTTTCATAATAGTTCTCATTCTTTTCTGAGTCTAAGAGTTTATCCATTATCTTAAATTCGTTTGAAAATGCATGTGTTTGGAAACTGAAAGGAATTTCTACATCTTTTGGTGGTTTACCACAATGACGAATTGTTACATTGTCGTATTCATAATGTTCACAAATGGATGTGATAACTGAATTTTTGCCGACATTATCTATCCCTTCTATAATAAGTACCTTCATAAATAAAGTATTTAATTATTATATGGGAATACTAACGTATAGTTTTTAGAGATCGGTTTTATAGTAACCCCCAAAATCAGAATCAAGATAACCACTAAAATTTATCTTTTTAATATATTCTATTATCATCTCTTTTGTGATTTTGTTTTTATCACAAGTAAAACTACCTCCTATTGATTCTGGAGCATAATCCAATGAAGTTAAGTGATTGTTATGACACTTAAAATCTACCGTCACAATTCTTGGCATCCCTTTTAATGTAGTCAAATTACACTTACTACAATCAATAGATCCATGAACAGTATTAAATTGAATATAATATGGAAGATTTCCAATATTATCTGGAAAAAGGAAAAAATTTTCATTTATTACAAAAATATCGATTGTGTTATCAGGATTTATTTCATACCTCATATTTGATCTTGTTAATGGTTCCATGAATTTTTTAATAAGATAAATTTTTCCTATTCCTAATGAATCAAGTTTATTAACATCTCTTACAAAACTTTCTTCTAAATGTGCATCTACATTTAGATCATCAAAATCACATATAAAATCACCATTTATATGTGATTTTTCTAAATATTTAAGTACTTCTTTTTTAGAAATGCGAAGATTGTGTTTACAATTAAAATCCTCGCCTATTTCTGTTGGTGCATAATCAAGATTTATTAGATTATTTCTACGACATATAAAATCTCTGGTAACTTTTTTTGGCATACCTCTTAATGAAGTCAGTTTACAATTAGTACAATCCATAGACCCATCTATATAATTGAATTGTATATACTCTGGTAAATTTCCTATATTGTCCGGTAAATTAAAATATTGTTGTCCTTTGATAAATACATCTATTGAAAAATCATAATTTATTTCATAATCATATTTTACACTTAAATTTACATTCTCATCCATCCATTTTTCTATGAGTTTGCGATGACCAACGCCAATTGACTTTAATTTATCATCATTATTTCTTATAAAACTTTCTTCTAATTGTTTTGTTCTATTTATTTCACTAAAATCATTACCGATAAAATCGCTAATTATTGTTGAAAATATCTTATTATTTTTTTTATAATCAATTAATGATTGTTTTGTTAATCCTGTTTTTTCACATTTAAAAATAAATGATGGATACAATAATCTTGGAGCGCCTTCTAATGAAACTAGATCGAGATTACTAAAACACATATAATCGCCTCCTACTTTTTCTGGGCCTCCTTCTAGTGATTTTAAATTATTATATGCACAATCAAAGAAACCTCCTATGTTTTTTGGGCAACCACGCAAACTTGTTAATTTATTGTCTCTTAAATCTACCCACCCTTTTACATGTCCAAATTGTATATATGAAGGAAATTCTGTCAATTTACAGCTATGTAATTCTAAATCATGATTTTTGAATGCGGATCCTATCAAATCAATGGTCATATCATTATTTATGGTATAATCAAAAATCCTATGTTCATCAAGCCATTTTTTAATAAGTTCTATCTTTCCTATACCGATTACTCCTAATTTATCACTAGAAGATTTTGCATTATTTCTTTCAAAAGACTCATTAATATTGATATGATCCTTTAATATTTTCATAAATATTCTTCATATTTTTGTTTAGTTATAACCTCAGCACTATCATAATTATCTCTTAGAAATGCAATAATATCTATTTCATCCCAATCTTTATCGAATTCAAATTTATCAAATGATGACAATTCGCCGACAACTATCTTACTTGACCAATCACTATCATCATCTAATTTAAAAATCTTTCCTATTAATGTTTCACCTTTATTTTTAATTTTAACATAAAAAACACTAACATCTTCAATATCTCCATTTATATCAGTGAATTTTTTATCGTCCAGTTCAGGCTCTTCTAAATCAATATATTCAAGGTCTGAATCGCCAATATTTTCATCATCTAAATAAAGTTCATCCGCTTCCTTCCAACTTTCCTTAAATCCCATATCTTCCAATCTATCTGACCATTCTGAATCTAAATCATCAATATCAAATTCTATTGTATCTTCCTCTAAATCATATTCTATGTTCTCAGCTGCCATATATTTTATTAATTGTTCTAGATCTTTATTACTAACATCTCTTTTGTCCCAAATCTGAACAGATTCATATAATAATGTTTCGTTTATGGCCGACTCATTAACTTTGGATTTTTTAGAAAGAATGTTAAATATTTCATTATATCCATATTCTAATGCCCAATCCATCCAAAATGTCAAATTAGAAGGTAATTTATAGGATGAATAGTTGACAAGAATATCAACATATTCGGGTTTATTGTGTGTAACAAAATATCGTAATAACCATCCATCTTCAAAATTAACATCTATATTCTTATCTTCTAATAATCTTTTAAACATTTTTATAGATGCAGGTCTTTCGTATTTAATATTTCTAAGAGCGTAATTATCGTCAGCATTTACATCAGAACCTTCATTTATAGCATCATCTAATAGTTCATATGAATTTCTATCTATTGCAATCTTTAAGAGATTTATATTTTTTTGATTATAACTTTCCGATACAACACCTCCTTGTTGTGGTGATGCAACTGTGACACTTTTTGCAACAGATGGAGTAACATTAGTTGTAGGTTGTGTAGTGACAGCAGGTGGTGTCGTAGGTTGGACGGGTGCAATCTTTGCGGCCTGTTGTTCTATAGCTACCATCATCTTTTGAATTTCAACTTTTGCAGATTCAACGGTATTAATCTGTTTTCTTAAGGCATTTATCTGATTATCCTTATCTAACATTTGTTTTTGAAGTTGTGAATATTGTTGAGCAAGTGTAGGATCAATAATGTTTACGTCTTCATTTAATATTTGCGAATTATCGATAAATTCTGTTACTTTTTTCATATTAATAATTAAATATTTTATATTGTTCAAATTCTTTATAATCGGAATAAAGATAACCACTAATTTTTGGTTTGCTATCTATATATTTTTGTATTTCTTCTTTTGGAATATTATTATTTCCACAACTTATGGATCCAGCCATTATTTTTCTTGGTGCAAAATCTAGAGATGTTAAATTATTATTGGCTATATAAAACCCGCCGGTTACTATCTTAGGTGAACCTTTCAGAGTTGTCAATCCACAGTGTTCAAAATTTACATTTCCATCTATTTTATGAAACTGGATATAATCTGGAAGATTCCCAAATCCATCTGGAAGAGTAATAGATGTTCCTACATCTATACTTAAATCATCTCTAAGTGTATATTTATTTAATTGCAAACCGTAGTCATCTTCCAACCACTTTTTTATAAGTGTTATTTTTCCGACACCAATATTTGATAATTTATCATTACTTTTGGTAAATGATTCATACACGTTTGGTTTGTAATTTTCAAAAAACCCATTTATAAAACTCCTTCCACTTATTTCTCTTCCTCCAAATGTTATTGTACCACCAATATATGGTTTTCTATTTGCAAATAAGGCTATTTCAATCATTTTTAATTCATTATATTCAATTGAAAAATCACCACCAACAAACATAGGTGCAAAATCTAATGTTTTCATCTTATTATAATTACAAAAATAATCTCCAGTTACGCGGACAGGTCCACCTCGCAGTGTTGTTAAGTCGGAATTAGTACATGAAAATGAACCGTAAATATTTCTAAATTGAATAAATTCTGGAAGGTTTCCAGCAAAATCTCTAATAAAAATATCGCCAGATGCATCTATAGAAAAATCATCATTTATTATAAATATATCTATACGTTTTTCTGTATAATTATCTAATAACCACTTATATACAATTTCCCTTTTACCTAAACCTAAATTAGATAATTTATCCTTGTCTCCTCTTATAAATGTGTGTTCTATAGATTCCTTGATTAATTTCATCGTTTATTAGGTACCCATATTTTATATTCTTCAATAATGTTGTAGTAAAAATTCTTTATAGCCTGAGGTACTAATGTGTTAAATGAACTTGCATCAGAATCCTCTATACTTCTTAACGCCATTAACCTATCTGTGTTATCTAACTCTCCTATGTTAAAATCCTTATCAACATTTATTCTATGACCCATCATCTCCTCTTCAAAATAAAGTTGTAACATAAGATCAGATTTTTTATCAATGTCAGTTATTATCACAATTGGTTCATAATCAGGTCTACAATATTCAAAAATCTCCTTTAGATTCCAAGAATCCAACATGATATTAAAAGGAACGGTTTCCTTATTAAAATTACAAATGGCAGACATTTGAGATTTAACAAGTTCATCACTTAAAATAAAATCAGTGCCAATCATCTTGTATTTATTACTTATAGCGGCGATGATAACTGGAACATTCCATTTATCTATGATCTTATTGATGTTTTCCATTTGAGCATTGGAAAATGGTCTATATGTTGTGAGATAGATAGCACATTTTGTCTTTCCTTTTGTAATATCCCTAGCCTTAGGTTCAAATGCAACCTGTATTGATGATATAACTCTCATATTATCAACATCAGTGTATTCTCTTCTATTTATTGCATCAACAACAACGTTATCATTTTCCTTTTCCTTGTCCATCTCCTTGTTAAGATCAACAGAAACTTCAGGTTCGTCAGCTTCATTCAATATTTCAGGTTCGATATCGAAATTGTTAATTGCGGTGTTTATCAAATATACATACGTATTAAATTTCTCTATCATACTTTCATTTAACAAACCGTAAGGCTTCTTGTTTTTTCTAAATGAAGAAAGTATCACCTTGTATAGGCCCTCATATATCTTTCCTTTTGATAGAATGGTCAAAGTTTCTTTGTTGTTTATGAACTTTTTATTCAATTCTCCTGCGTAGCCATACTGTCTTGGTGTTAAATACTTTAATTCAATGGATTCATTTAGATTGTTTTTTGCACAATATTTATTGAAGATGTCGTTTATTATTGAAATATACGCTGTTTCCTTATTTACATTGGAAGGCAGAGCAAGAGAATATTCATTTAGAAAATTTATAACACTCATCAGAGTAAGATCATAAAAATCTCTTGGGACAGTTATGTGTTCGTACGCCTCATTTAAAATATCGAACTCATATGAAATAACTTGAAAAAGTTTATCCTTTGATTTGATTATGATGCCTTCAATTATGTCTTGTTTAGAATATGGTGAATTAATGGTTCCTGTTAATATATGAGAAAAATTAGTTGCAGTATCTTCATAATCATCCATGAATGTTTTATTATCATATGCTATCAGTTTCGATATCTGATCTTGTGATAGTTTTCCTTTGAATATGATAGGAGGCATTCCAATACATAAATTTCCTGCCCATTCAGTGACCATATCATAGTCCAAACATTCAGGTTTTGCACCATTTTTACATGTTATATCAGTAAGGATGTACTTTGGAATATTCATGTATGGTATCCTCAGAGGTCTTTCATTTGGTGTGTAATATAGCCCAAATCTCATGTTTTCTGGTACATTCGCATTTTCTATCAAGATTGAAAGTTCAGTGATAGAATCTTCGTAGATATCGGTAAGTGTTCGAGATACCAAATCAATGGGTGTATTATCCTTCTTATAGAAGTTTATAGTATCCCCAACTCTTTCAAAAAGAATACGGTATGTATCGATTTTTTCTGTGATGATAACTTCCTCCGATAGTATTTTTTGGACTGCAGTCAATCCTAATTTTTCTATCGATTCATTGATTGTATTTAAACTCATATCCTTATTATTTAAAACTTTATTTATATATCTGAAGATGATAGTCCTTGTATTTTATATAGGTTTGAAGCCGTTAAGTTCTTATTCGAGATATATAGAATAAAATACATTTAATGAGAGCTAAAATGGTTAATGAAGGATTTAAACAAGGAGAAAATTCTCTGGCAACGTTGGGTGTAGGAAAATACAAAAAGATAAAGGACAAATTAGATAAAATGTATAATGATCATATGTATTTAACATATAAGATAATTGATCTCGATCACATAGAAATATTTGTAAAAAAGGAATATCTTGATAATATGCAAGATAAATGGAGATTAGAAAATCTAAAATATATCATGAAATATGTTGAATATCCGAAATATTTTACAAATGAATATAAGGATAGTTATACTTCCCATGGTTATGAATTAAATACTCATGATTTAAGCGTGTTTGAAAATATAGTGTATTTTAGAGATTCACCAAAAGATGATACACATAAACAAAAGAGAGTTTTCGATATAGGTAAATTTGGAGACCCTGGTATTGATGAGTTAGGTAAAACAATAGAAGAGGCTTTGCAATCTCATTATGAACCTGTATGGGGATTCGAATTAATTGAAACTATAGGAAATAAAACTAGCCCTAATACTTAATATAATCCGATATGTTTTTTATCTCACTTGTGTCACCATAATATAAAGCCGAAATCAATATCATAATTGATAAATTTCCATATTGTCCTAAAAGATCTATCCATTTATCAGCGTCTAAGTGATATGATTTACCTCCATCACATTCAATGTAAACATAATCCTTTGATTCTTTTCCACTAAAATTACTACCTGGACCTATTTCAAAATAGGATACAAAATGTATATTTTTATCATCAGAAAATAAAAAATCAAATGTATAATTTTCTTCAGTCATAAAAATATGCATTGTTTTTATTGTAATCCCACCTTTTAATTTATAATCTATAATCTCTCTTTTTAAAATTGGAGCGTATTCCAACTCCTGCGGATCTTCAAAAATATTACGTATTTTTATATATGACGGTGATAAATTTAATAAATTCTCTAAATTATCAGCATCTAATGCATAAGGACAATATACATCTATAGTTCCATCTTCATTATCATCAAATTCTGTGATTGCCATATCATCCAAATATGCTTTTGTAGCTGCTATTTTACCTACACCAAGTGATGATAATTTATCATTGCTTTCACTTCTCGTAAATGTTTGATTTAAACTTTCCTTTACTAATTTCATTTAGATTGATTTTTTGAATATATTTTACCACCTAATACTATACTATTTTTATAAAATTTTATTTCTGATGCTGATAAATTATTGGTTCCTAACCAAATATCACCACTTACTGATTTGGGTGCGTATTTCAATGATTTTAACAAATTATCCTGTATACTAAAATCCCCTTCTATGATTTTTGGAGACCCCTTTAAAGAAGTTAATAAATTATTTTGACAAAAAAGACTTATTAACATACCGTCTTTATTCATAGGACAATATTCCAAATCACGTAAGTTATTATGATCACAAAAAAGAGAGGTTACATCTTTTGACACTCCTTTTAATGATGTCAATAAATTTTCAGAACAATTATATACGCCACGTACTGATGTTGGTCCTCCTTCTAAAGATTTTAATTCATTTCCTATGCACGAAAAACTCCAACATTGTTTAATTAAACCATTTAATGTTTTAATTCCAGTTTCAGAACAATTAAAATATCCTTTAACTATCCCAAAATGAATATATTCAGGAATAATTTTTTGATAAAGATTAATAGTACCTATGACATCAATTGTATAATCATCATTGATTGTATAATTTTTAAGATCTATCTTTTCAACCCATTCCTTTATGAGTTGAATTTTACCAATACCTAATGATGAAAGTTTGTCTGAACCAGAACGAACAAATCCTTCATATAATGTTTCTCTTATAAATTTCATATATCTTTAGTTATGTATAAAATATGTTTAAATTTATCAACTTCTTCTGTTGGGATATTGTTTCCTTCACAATCAAGATATCCTTTTACGAAAGTAGGACCATATTCTAATGATGTTAATTTATTTGTCTGACATTTATAGTTTACAATTACTTCTTTTGGACATCCTCTTAATGTTTTCAATTCACAACGGTTACAATTAAAATATCCATAAACTTTATTAAATTGAATATATGAAGGCAGTTCACCGATATTATCCGGAAATACTAGATTAGACATACTATTTATAGTTAGATCATCATTTATAACCAAATCTGCAATAAATGTTACTTCTTCTTTGCATTTTTTATAAAATAATTCTATCCACTTTTTAATCATGTCTATTTTACCAACACCAATCGATGATAGTTTATCTTCATTTCTTGTAAATGTTTGATTTAAACTTTCCTTTACTATTTTCATTTATGTAGTTTTTTTAATAAATCTAGAATTTCATTTTTTGGTATGCTTGTCTTACTACATATTAAATTTCCTATAACTTTTTTCGGTCCATATTTTAAAGAAGATAAGCTAGGGTTATCACAACAAATATAATCACCAACAACAAATTTTGGCGCACCTTTCAATGATGTAATATTTGATTTGCGACAATTAAAATCATCTCCACATTTATTAAATTGTATAAAATCTGGAAAATCACCAAAATCATCAGGTAGCATTAAAGAATTTTTAGTATCTAAAGTAAAATCATCATTTATTGTTATTTCCGAAATAACAACTCTTTGAATATATTGTTCATACTTTAATTCTTCTATCCATCTTTTTATCAATACAATCTTTCCTACCCCGACTGATGACAATTTATCTTCAGATCTTTCAAATCCTTCATTGATATGTTCCTTTACTAATTTCATTCTTTAAGTAAATTTTTTATGTAATTGTATTTTTCTTCATTATTGATATCATTATTATCACATTCAAATCTTCCATTAATAACTATTGGCGCAAATTTTAAAGATGTTAAATGATTGTTATTACAAAAAAATGAACCTTCAATAAACCTCGGACATCCTCTTAATGTTGTCAAATCACAATTACATACATTAAAATTTCCATTAACTCTATTGAATTGTATATATGTTGGTAGGTTCCCACAATTATCAGGCAGACCAAAATCACCATCTATATCTATTGTTAGATCATCATTTATATTGAATTCTGGGGGAAACAGCGAATTTACACTATATAATTCTTTAATTTCATCTATCCAATTTTCTATCATTTTTCTTTTCCCTACATCTAATGAATTCAATTTATCCTCATGTTTAACAAACCCTTCATCTATATTGATTCTTTCTTCATCAGCACCTAATTTTTTTTTAAATCTTTCAATTTCCTTAATACTTAGTTCATAATTATTACTACATGTAAAACACCCGCCTATAAAATCTGGACCAAATTCAAGAGAGGTCAACCTATTAAAATCACATATGTAATCCTTATTAACCCACCTCGGGCATCCTCTTAATGTAGTTAGTTCAGAACCCTTACAATTAAAATGACCACCTACTTTATTAAACTGAATATACTCTGGCATATCACCAAAATTATCTGGAATAAATAGGTTGTAATGAACATCTAATGTGTTATCAGGATTTAAGGTGATATTTGGTGCATCTATTCTATCTTCGTCACATTTTTTTCTAAGGTTTTCTATCCATTTCTTTATCAGAGCAGTCCTCCCTATGTTTAACGAAGATAGCTTATCACTATTTTTAATAAATTCTTCTGATATATTATTTTCTGCGTTCTTAGTAATATTTAGTTTTTCTTTAAATTTACGTATTTCACTACCACTTAATCTATTAGACCCACATAAAAAAGATGTCATAACATATATTGGTCCAAATTCTAAAGATGTTAGATGATTGTTATCACATATATAATCTCCGTGTACAATTTTTGGACATCCTCTAAGTGTAGTTAAATCACATTCAACACAATTAAATGTTTTGCCAACCTCATTAAATTGAATATAATCCGGGAGATCACCACAACCATTTGGCAAAAATAAATTACCTATAACATTTAATGTAAAATCACCATTAATAATTATATCAGGTGAATCTATATTTGTATCATCACATTTTTCTAATAATTCTTCAATCCATAATTTTATTTGGTGAACCTTGCCAACACCCAAAGATGATAATTTATCTTCAGATTTAGAAAAAACTTCATTAATATATTCCTTAACTAATTTCATTATTATATAATATTTTTCTTTTATATTCGTCAACCTCATCTTTATCCAATAAACAGTTATCACCACAACTAAAATGACTGCTTACATGTGTTGGTGCGTAATCTAGGTTTTTTAATTTATTAAAACTACAATCATAATATCCTCCAACTTTTTTTGGACATCCTCTAAGTGTAGTCATATCACAATTAACACAATTAAAATCGCCGGCGACTATATTAAATTGAATAAAACTTGGTAAATTACCGAAGTTACCAGGCAAATATAGATGACTATCAACATCTATCGTTAAATCTTTGTTTATTTCATATCTTGGAGGGATTATTGTATCATTTAAACACATTCTAGATAGATTTGTCATCCATTCTTTAATTTGTGATTTTTTACCAACTCCTAAAGATGTTAATTTATCCTCTGATTTAGAAAAAATTTCGTTGATATGTTCCTTTACTATCTTCATATAATTATATATCACAAAAAAACAAGGGTAAGAAATCTTTCGATAACCTACCCATTGTTCATATTATTCATTTGTTCATTTTTTTTAGAACACCACCTCAAGATGAACACCTACTATATTCGCATTCAACACAATGCTCACATCCTTCCTCTCTTACAAGTGTTCCACCACATTTTGGACATTTATCTACGCTATTTTCGACAGCAACATATTTACTTAGCATTCTTCTACATACTGAGCTAAAACTTGAAATTGTTTCATCCACCTTTTTAGACACCTCAATTATATATTTCAAACCAACGCCATGTCTCAATAACATAGATAAAAATATCGTATGTGCTCTGGCTGTTATGTTGTCAACAGATAATTGAAGATTATCAATGTTTCCACAAGAAGATTCAAATTTATAGCAGCCTTTCCCCATTTTGATTATTTTACCTTTACAATTATCCAATATGGTTGGATTTTCAAATGCAAATATTTCATATGGTTTATTTTCCAAAAGACCAACTATAACTGCATATTTTTTACCTTGGCTTGTAGCAATATAGTAATCTGCGATTAATACCTTAGGTCTTTTTGGGGCGCTATGTTCAACAAACTCTGTTTTTTCCTCCTTTTTCGTATCTGATATTAAAACACCTGACCTAGATCCTTCACGGTATATTGTACATCCTTTACATCCTGCTTGCCAGGCTTCATAGTAAATATTATCAACCTCTTCTAATGTTGCAGTTTCTGGTAGATTATGGGTAATTGAAATTGCGTGATCTACCCATTTTTGAATTCTACCTTGCATTTTGATTTTTTCATGATAATCTATGTCATGAGATTCTGAATGTGCCCATGGAGATGATTCTATTAGTTTATCAAATTCGGTCGGGGACAATTTAGATAAAAATGTTTTTGCACCATTAAATGTAAATTTAGGTGTTGTAATAACACACCAATTGACGAATTCCGGGTGGATAACATTATATTCCTCCCATGAATCTCCTACTTCATCAACAAAATCAATCCTTGTATTTTTATCATTAGGGTTGATTTTTTTGCGACGCCTGTAATAAATTTTAAAAACTGGTTCTACGCCTGATGTAACTCCAGCTTCAATTGATAGGGAACCAGTAGGAGCAATTGATAATAATCCAATATTTCTACGTCCAAATGTTACATAGTCATGTAATTCCTGTGGATTAAAATTTTCAAGTATCCTTTTAATGAAAGGATTATTCTTTTCAGCTTCGAGATTCCAAATAGGAAAACAACCACGTTCCTTTGCTAATTGGACTGTTTCCTTATAGCAACTCGCTGCAATTAATTTAAAAACTTCCTCGGTAAAATCAGTCGCTTCAGGTGTACCATATCGTAAACCTAACTTTGCAAGCATATCTCCTAAACCCAATTCGCCGATACCTGTACGTCTACCATTTTGAAGAACTCTTAAAACTTTATTCCATAAATTTAATTCAACCTGTTTATATTCAATATCTTCAGGATCATCATGAATTTTTTGGATGATTGTTTTAATCTTACCTTCCTCAAGAGTTACAATATCGTCCATCGCACGTTGTGCAAATCTGGCTGTTTTAATCAAGCCTTCAGTATCAAGTTTAGCTTCTGAAGTATATGGAAAAAGAACAAATTCAGCTAAATTAATTGAAGCCAACCTACATGAATCGTGAGAACTAAGAATAACTTCGCCACAAGGATTAACTCCCATTGAATTAAACCCTTTATCTGCATAGCAATCTGCTGGTGATTCTCTTATTACTGTATCCCAAAACAATGCTCCAGGTTCCGCATTCTTATGTGCTTGTTTTATGAATTGTTTCCATAAATCCTTGGCCATTATTTTCTTGGTATATGTTTTACCGTCCTTTAATAATTTATTTAACGGTTGTTGGTCAACAAATGGAGGTGGAGTTTTTTGTACAGGCCAGTGTAAATTATACTCTTCATTGTTCTTGGCAGCTTTCATAAATTCATCTGTGAATTTTATAGATATATTAGCACCAGTTATCTTTTTAGTATTATCCTTAACCATTAAGAATTGTGGGGAATTTGGATGATTAATATCCATACTTATCATCAATGCACCTCTACGACCATCTTGTGCAACCTCTCTTGTAGATTCTGAAAATCTGTTCATAAATGATACTGCACCTGTAGATGTTCTTGCAGAATTGTTGACCTTTGAACCTTCAGGTCTCAATCCTTCTATCGTAATTCCCACACCACCTCTTCTCTTCATCAGTTGAACCATCTGTTCATCGGTGTTAAATATACCACCATATGAGTCTGCACCGTTGTTTATGAAAAAACAGTTTCCTAATGAGGAAACTTGATAGATATTTCCCAAACCGAATTGTATGCTACCTCCAAAAATAAATTTTTTAAAACCGGCAAGCTGTTCATGAATATCTTCGCGGTTAAGTGAATTCGGTTGTAAAATTTCAGCAGCTAGAATTCCGTCTGTCATCCTATCTATTGTGTGAGTTGGATCTAATTCCATGTAATGTTCATCATTCTTTAAAGAGTATTTGGTCATCCAAACACTCGACGCAAGATCATCACCTCGAAAAAAAGAAAGTGAATTTTCTTTCACTTTCTCTGCACTATAAATCTGTTCGTTCATTAATATTTAATTTATTTTTAATATTTTTTTCTATTTTTAATTCATTGGATAGAGAACCAACACTAATGGACTACTTTTTAAAGTCTTCCATTCTATATCATTTTCTTCCATATCATGGTCTTTTGCTGAATCGTTTTCATTATAAATATTTCCGCAACATTTATCAACTTCACTATAATGATGACAATTATCCATCGATGATAATGGTGAACAGGTAGCGTCATCAGGGTTTTCCTTAAATACTATTATTTCTGTATCTCCAGGCAAATATTTGGTCTGTTGTCTAAATTCCTTTAATTTCATAATTATACTATTTTCTTAGTATCCATTTTCTAGTTTTGGGTTCTACTCCAATATACATTTTTCCTTTAAAAATTTTCCTGTATTTAAATAATTCATCATCAGGAATTTTAAAACTGTTAATAAATAAATCTCCTTTTAAAATTCTTGGTAGATATTCAGTTGTAATAACTTCTTTATTCATCGTAAGAAAATGTTTATCAACAAAATATGGAACTCCTCTAAATGTCTTTAAATTACATTCCATAAAACCAAAGACATTATTAAATTGAATATAATCCGGTAACACATC